TTAGGAGAATAAATTATGGCAAATAGAATACCACTCATAGTAGACACCGGAGACGGCAACAAGATCAAAGAGTTGCCCATAGGTGATAATTTAGATCTCACAGGCTCAGGCATCAGTGGTGCCAGCAGCATTCAAGCCAATTCCATGGCCACTACCACTGGCAGCATTGGCACACTCACCAGCAATAATATCACTGTGAACACCACAGCTGATTTGGGCAATGTGTCAGGTCTCACCATAGAAGGCGGCACAGTGGGTCAGGTGTTGACCACAAATGGCACCGGAGTACTCAGCTGGAGCACATTGGGCAACTACGATCAAAGTCTCAACACCACTGACGATGTAGAATTTAATTTTATCAATGCTAGAAGATTGGAAGCACCCATCAATGTCACTGCTGAGATACGCACCAGCAGCACAGGCAGTGGTGTAAAAACTTGGCAATTCAGCAGCGTGGGCAATTTAACTCTGCCAGCAGGTGGTGACATACGCAACAGCGATGGAAATTCCATCATAGGTTACACCAGTATTCAATCAGACGTGATAGCAGACACCAACAACACCAGAGACATAGGATCCAGTGCAGTAAAATGGGCTGAAGGACATTTCACCAATCTATACGGCACACTCACAGGCAATGTGGTGGGCAATGTCACTGGCAATGTCACAGGCAATTTAACAGGCACAGCAGATGTGGCCAGCACAGTGGCATTAACAGCCACCAACACCACCAATGCCACTCATTTTCCCATTTTTGTGGACTCTGCCACTGGCAATGAATCCATCAGAACCGACACAAGTTATACCTACAATCCCAGCACAGGAGTGATCAACAGCACTGGTGTGTCAGTCACAGATGCCACAGTGTCCGGCACTGCCTACAGTTTCAATATCAGTTCCACAGGCACTGCCAACTTGACCACAGTGAATGTGGGCAACACACTGTCAGTCACTGCAGGTATAGAAGGAGATCTCACAGGTTCTGTGTATTCAGACAATTCCACACAGATGATCAATGGTGTCACTGGCAAAGTGGTAGGACCCATAGAAGTCAACATTGCCAACATCAGCATCACAGGAGGCACACCCAACCAAGTGATCAAAACCAATGGTTCGGGAGTTTTGAGTTTTGTGGATCAAATAGGTGGTGGAGGTGGAGGCGGACCAGTGGCATTGGATGATCTCACAGATGTTATCATCACTTCAGCAGCCAATGGACAGATTTTAAAATACAATGGAGCAGCCTGGGTCAACAGTGTGGTACCCATCAATACTTTTGGCATCATTGCAACCACAGGATCAGCAGTGACCATCACTCCCGCAACCTTGGATGACACATTCACATTTGCAGCAGGCACAGGTATAACCATCGCACCCACAGCATTGAGCAAGACTTTGACCATCACCAACTCTGCTCCCAATGTGACACAAAATGTATTCACTACCATAGCAGTGGCAGGACAATCATCAGTGGTGGCAGACACCAGCACAGACACATTAACATTGGTGGCTGGCAACAATGTGACCATCACCACCAGTGACAGCACAGACACTGTGACCATCAATGCCACTCATCCCAACACATTCACCAACATTGCTGTGGCAGGACAGAATTCACTGCTGGCAGACAATGTGAATGACACACTGACAATCACAGCTGGTTCAGGCATCACTATCACCACCAGTGACAGCACAGATACCATCACCATTGCTGCCACAGCAGTGAGTGGATTGGAGAGCAGAAGCACAGCCGCAGGCACCACCAGTTCATTGGCCAACACAGCTTCAGCGGATTTAAACATCACAGGATTCAAAGGATATGCTCTTTTAAAAATTCAAACATCAGTGGCTGCCTGGGTGAGATTGTATACTGATGCTGCTAGTCGTTCCTCAGATTCAAGCAGACTGGAGACTGTGGATCCCACAGCAGGATCAGGAGTGATTGCAGAAGTGATCACCACAGGTGGACAGACCATACTGATGTCACCAGGAGTGTTAGGATTCAATAATGAAACATCACCCACAACCACCATCCCTGTGAGAGTGACCAACAAAAGTGGCAGCACTGCTGCTGTCACAGTGACATTGACCTTGATAAAATTGGAGGCGTAACATGTCAGACATGAAAGAATATGTGGTCACTGTGCGTAACCGTTCAGACATAGACAGTTTCTATGATGACATGGAGAGCGTGGGTGGAGATCTACACATTCCCAATCGCAGAGTGGAAATAACAGCACTAAGAGAGATTAGTAGAAGTACAGATTATCTTTTAACTGATCAAGAAGCAGAATTATTACGTAAAGATCCTAGAATACTAGATGTTTTATTAAAAGAATCTATTAAGACTGCTAAACCTAGTTTTACACAAACAGGAAATTTTGATAAATCTAGCGTTAATAATAATACGCATATAAATTGGGCTTTATTAAGATGTGAAGAAGGAGTACAAAGATCAAATTGGGGAGGTTCTGGTTGGTCAGGTAATCAGATAATTGGAAATACAAATGAATCAGCAACTATTTCTGTCACAGGACAAGGAGCACATGTTGACGTAGTAATTGTGGATGGACATCTAAATCCTAATCATCCAGAATTTGCTGTCAATGCAGATGGTACAGGTGGCAGTAGAGTAATACAGTATAATTGGTTTCAACATAACCCTTCAGTGACATTTGGCTCTGTTGGAAATTATCTTTATACTGTGGGAGTAAGTGGTACACAGTTAAGTAATGACAATCACGGCATGCACGTGGCTGGCACAGTGGCAGGCAACACTCAAGGTTGGGCTAGAAAAGCCAATATTTACAATATTAATCCATATGGTACTAATCCTAATGGTAATATAATTTCTTACATATTGGATTATATTAGACAATTTCATCTTAATAAATCAATTAACCCTGTCACCGGTCGTAAAAATCCCACAATAGTCAATAACAGTTGGGCATTTATTGGTGACTCTTATCTACCTAATCAAATTAGTTCTGTTACATATAGAGGAACCACATATAATGGTCCTTTCAATTTAAGCACATTGAAGAATTCCTACGGAATTCTTAATGATGGAACATATGCTTACACTCCTGGTGTGATTTATAGTTTCATAAACGCTGAAATAGAAGATGCTATTGATGATGGTATAATAATTGTAGCAGCAGCAGGAAATGAATATTATAAAGTTGATGCTTACGGTGGATCTGATTATAATAATTTTATGACGGCTAATGGCTTTATAGAATATTATCACAGAGGAAGTCATCCTGGATCTGCTTACAGATCTGACAACACAAGAACTACAATAACCGTTGGTGCTTTAGATGCTACTGTGAACGAATACAAAACGGAATTTAGTAATTGTGGAGCAAGAATAGATGTTTATGCTCCTGGGGCTTTTATTATGAGCAGTGTACATACTGGTGGAACAACTGATTCTAGAAATAATGTCTATAGATTAGAAAAATACAGTGGAACTAGCATGGCTAGTCCGCAAGTAACAGGAGTTTTAGCCTGTGCATTAGAAAAATTTCCAAATATGTCTAATGATGAAGCTTTAAATTATTTAAGTGCTTATAGCAAATTAAATCAGGTAGCTGACACAGGTGGAGGATATGGTGATTATAGGTCATTACAAGGGTCAACAAATAGATATTTGTTTTTTAAAAAAGAAAGACCTTTGTTAGGCGATATATCACTTAATACATTCAAAACCAGGCAATCCACAGGTGCTGCTTACCCAAGAACACGGATCAGAAGATTTGGTTAAAAACACAGAAAGATAAATACTGATATGCCCATAAGCAACATAAACATAGGAATAATTGCCAATGACGGCACAGGTGATGATTTACGCGAAGCGTTTATCAAAGTCAATAATAATTTTGCTGAACTCAACGCAAGAGATCCTGAATCAACCACAGTCAGCAACAGACTCACTGACACCAACTCTATTAAAGGGTTATTTTATCAAAAATCAGGTGTGGATCTACAATTCAAAAGTTTAGAAGCAGGCAGTAACATATCATTCACCAGCAACAATGACAAAATCACCATCACTTCATCAGGAGTGGTGAGCATATTGGTGTTTGGTGACACAGGTCCTCATTTGACCCTCAACAGCGTGGGCATGTTGGAAGTGTTTGGCACCGGTGGTGCTGCCACAAGAACTCTCAGCAATGGAACCACTTTAGAAATAGAATCTTTGTTGGCCAATGAAAGTAATCCCACACTCAGTGCCACTCTTACAGGTGCTGGCAATGACATAGTGGGCATTGACAACATTCAAGCTGCCAATGTGGATGCATTGGTGTATGATATTGATGTGAGTGATAGAAATTCATTCATTGGTTTTGACATGGGTGAGATTCAATTGGATGCTGCCAACAATGAGAACATCACCAACTTATTGGATCTTTATTTCAGCCAAAATCCAGTGGACATGGGTACCATTGCATCTCCCAACGCCACTGTGTTTGACTTCGGCGCTATATAATTCTCTCGATAAATACAACATATGAGCAACTTGTGGACACAGCCAACCGGATATTCATTGGGCACTATTGCTGAAAGAACTGTAACCACCATCAGTTTGCCAGTGAACACAGTGGATTCCATACTTGTGATAGCAGGCACTTTGCCTGGTGGTTTGAGACTGCAGGGCGCTGCTATTGTGGGTACCACAGTGGAGGTTGCTAGAACCACACAATCAAGATTTGTGCTGCGAGCTCGATTGGGCAACGATATTCAAGATAGAACCTACAGTATCACAGTGGCAGGACCAGATGATCCTGTTTGGATCACTCCATCAGGTCAATTGCCTGTGGGTGTAAACAATGCATTATTTGTGTTGGACAGTGCTTACATAGATTATCAATTGGAAGCCACTGATACAGATCTTTCAGCTGGTGATGAATTGGAATATTATATTGCCCGAGGTGATGGAGAATTACCACCAGGCATCACACTCACCAAAACAGGCAGATTGACCGGAGTGATAGATCCTGTGTTGGCTTTGGACATAGCAGCCAGCAGTGGTCATTATGATGTCAATACTTTCAGTGCATTTCCTTATGATTTTGGATTGAGAAGTGCCAGTGGATTTGAAAGTTTTTATTATGACGTGGAATTTTATGATTATGCCATAAGCACCAGATCACCCAAAAAATTAAATCGTTATTATGAATTCACAGTGAGTGTGAGTGATGGTGACAGCACAGTCAAACGCACTTTTAGAATATTTGTGGTGGGAGATGATTTTTTACGAGCAGACAACACCATATTACAAGTGGGTGGCGGAACATTCACTTCAGATGGCACTTATATCAGAACTCCACAGTGGCTCACTCCAAGAGATTTGGGTTACAGAAGAGCCAACAATTATGTCACACTGTATCTAGAACTGTATGACCCCAACACCATCACAGGTTATGTGGCCTACACACTGAGACCCACCAATGATGACGCCACAGTGAGCACACTGCCTCCAGGTTGCACACTGGACAGCACATCGGGTGAAGTGGCAGGCCGAGTGCCTTATCAACCAGCAGTGACCAAAGAATATAAATTCACTGTGAGAGCCACAAGATTTGGAGCCAACAATGAAAGTCTAGCCATCAAAGATAAAACATTTGTGGTGAAAATATTGGGAGAAGTGGACAGTGTGATCACCTGGAACACTGACAATGATTTGGGCAGTATCAATGCCAACTTTGTGAGCACTCTATTCATTGCAGCCACTACCACAGTGCCCAATGCTCAATTGAGATATGTGATCACTGCAGGTGCATTGCCCAACGGATTAACATTGGCATTGGATGGAGAAATATTAGGCAAAGTGAGACAGTTTCCTTTGAATGGATTGTTGGGACTCACCACATTTGACAACAGAGATTTAACTTTGGACAACAATCAAACCAGCGTGGACAGAATTTTTGTGTTCACTGTGGAAGCCAGAGATCAATTTGGATACAGTGCTACCACAAGAACTTTCACATTGAAGGTGATAGCTGCCAGTGATTTATTGTACAGCAATCTTTATGTAAGACCTTTTTTAAAAATTGATCAAAGAAATTCTTATCTAGCATTAATAGGAGATCCAGAAATTTTTAAACCCAGTTCCATATATAGACCCAATGACGAACTGTTTGGCATCCAAAAACAATTAAAAATGTTGGTGTATGCTGGTATTGAAACCAAGACCATCAATTATTACGTGGCTGCCACAGCAAAAAATCATCGCAGAAAAAGATATCAGTTGGGCTCAGTGAAGACAGCAGAAGCCAAGGAACCCGGCACCAACACAGTGCTGTATGAAGTGGTGTATGTGGAAATTGTGGATCCCTTGGATGATGCGTCACAACAGGTGGCCAGCAAGATCAAAATCAAAAACAACAACATCATAACCATCAGCCAAACTGAAATTGAAGTGTTGGATGATGTGACCAAATTAAATGTGGGTGGCAATACCTATACATTGTATGCCAACAATAATCTGCCCATTGCTGTGGGCACCATAGGCAACAATCTGCAGATCTATGCCCGAACAGGCAGTCTTATTTTAAACACAGTGACTGGCATATTGAGTGTGACTCTACAGAATGGCACCGTGTTGAATGTGGGCACAGTGGTGAATAATCCCACAGACGCATTTAGATTCAGACCCAATCACAGTGTGATCAGAGTGGACAGCAACATATTAAACATTGCCAATCCCAATGACATCGAAAGATATGTGAGCAATACCACCAACATGCGTGCCAATCTTAAATTGATAGGTGAAACAGAATCAGAGTTTTTGCCCTTATGGATGCGTACAGCACAGAAAGAACAAACACAGCCATTGGGATATATCACAGCAGTGCCATTGTGTTATTGCAAACCAGGCACCAGTGCTGCCATTGTGACAGCATTAAAGAACAATGATTTTGATTTTAAACAGATAGATTTCGAAATAGACAGATACATCATAGACAGCACCACTGAAAGCGGCACAGAACAGTATGTTATGTTCCCCAATTATCAATATAACATTTAAAGCATGAAGCAAACAGATAAATAAGTACAAACAGTAAGGAAAAATATGCCCAGCAACATCAACACAACCAGCATTGATCAGACATACCCTGTGGCAGGGCAGGACAACAACAGCCAAGGATTTAGAGATAATTTTACCACTATCAAAAGTAATTTTGTCACAGCCAAAGCAGAAATAGAAACGTTACAAACCAATACTGCCAAACTGAATGCTGCCAATAATTTTGGCAACAACAGTATCACAGGTGCTAAATTTATCAACAACACCACCACAGTGTACAGTGCAGGCACCATAACCACTCCACAAAATATCAGCATAGAGAATGGAAATTTTCAAACATTCATCGTGGGAGCAAATTTAACACTGACTTTCACTGATTGGCCCACAGTAACCAATGGCTTGTCCAGCATCATTGTGGAATTAAAAAGTGATAGCACACTGAGAACTGTGGTATGGAGCACAGAGAACGCAGGATTGATCTACAAAGACTCAGATTTCCCCACACCATTCACAGTGCCTGCCAATCAAAATCCTCTGTATGTGGAATTTTGGACCTACAATCAGGGCGCCACAGTGTTTGGCAAATACTTGGGTTCATTCAGCAACTAATTCACTGTCATGTTTCATCCACTCAGCGAGGATCTTAATCAGTACAGCATCAGTCAATTGGAATCCAAACTATCGGATTTACGTACCAAATATTTTCAAAGCCGCAATCCACAACTGCGTCAGCAGATTGGTGTGTTTGTGGAAGTGTACAATCAAGAGCTCAAACAGAGATTGGCAGCAGAACAATTGAAAATGGCAAAAGATACCGGAAAAGATCTTGACAATCTCATCAATATCGATTAATATACAGCATAATATTACATTATGCGAACAGACAGTTTAGGTTTACCCATATTCGATCATCATGACGCTGTGGATTTAATTTACCAAAATAAATTATCAGTGCTCACAGATCTTCAGTTTGAATCTCATCAAGAAATCGATATTTTTAATCAATCAGCACAGCTCACAGGAGTAGGCACACCTTTGAGAGTGTACAAGCCCATGCTGGTGGATGTGAAAGAATTTGACAAGTTGCTGCAGAGTGAATGGTTCATGCCAGACAGTATGAAAAAATTTGACATTGAATCACACATATTAAACATTGCTCCCAAACATGCTCAGGCGAGAGTACAGGAAGAATTGGCAGCATTCAAACAACACAATTATTTGAATCTATTGAAATTTTTGCATTATTTGGTACAAAACATGCGTGAGAACCAAATTCTTTGGGGAGTGGGTCGAGGCAGTTCAGTGGCATCCTATGTGTTGTATCTGTTGGGTGTACACAGAATTGATTCCATCCAATATGGCTTGGACTGGCGAGAGTTCCTTAGATAAATACACACATAATAGGAGACAACAAATATGGCTATCAAACAGAGTGGTAACAAAGTTTACAAGAGTATGCAGGGCAAACAGATTGATATTGATCTGTTGAGACAACGCAACGAATTAACTCCAGCTGTGGGCAATGCTAGAGTGAATGCTCGCGGTGACGAATTAGGCGCTGGTGGAAAAATTGTTCGCAAACGTGAGGAAGTTTTGGCTGATTATTACAGAGATCATCCTAAGACTGTGCCTACCACAAGAGCAAAAGCAAAAGCAGACAACACCAATGAAGAGTGGGTGGAAGATGCTGAAGGTAATTTCGTTAAGAAAAAATAAACTATGAGCTCATACAAGATTCTTGAGGGAGAATTGATTCCGATCAAGGATCGTGTGATTGTGAGCGACATGAGTTTCGATTCTATAACCACCAAAGGTGGCATCATATTGAATTCAGATGATGGCAAGGTGCATGGTATCAAACCTAGATGGGCCAAAGTGTACGCCAAAGGTCGAGACAACACAGATGAATACACTGTAGGTGATTGGATTTTGGTGGAGCATGGCAGATGGACCAGAGGTGTCAAAATCAAAACCAACCACACAGAACAGGTGCTACAGATGGTGGAAGCCAAAAGTGTGATGATTTGGGCAAAAGAAAAACCAGAAGAATCCTACGTGAACAAAGAAAATCAACTTTAAAATACTTGACTTTCCACACAATCTGTCATATACTGATAGTATGAAATTTCCTGAAACTAGAAATCCTGGATTAAACACCACTGGTGTGTTGGGTATCACATTGATGATATTGCATATCACAGGATATCTTATGGGATGGTGGTGGATGTCGATATACATACCTTTGATACTGTCAGGCATGGGACAAGAATTTTTAAAAAGGAACTAATGAAAGAACTTTGGACAGAAAAATACAGACCTAAAACACTGGATCAATATGTGTTTAGAGATGAACATCAGAAAAAACAAATTCAAACTTGGGTCAAAGACAAGAGCATTCCTCATTTATTGTTCAGCGGCAATGCTGGCATAGGCAAAACCACATTGGCCAAGATACTATTGAATGAATTACAAGTGAATGATCTGGATGTGTTGGAAATCAACGCCAGCAGAACAAACTCTGTGGATGATGTTAGAGCTAAAATTGTTAACTTTGTGCAGATGATTCCGTTTGGTGATTTTAAAGTGGTATTATTGGATGAAGCAGACTATCTATCTCCCAACGCACAGGCAGCACTGCGTGGTGTGATGGAAGAATATCACACAACATCAAGGTTTATATTAACTTGCAACTATCCCAACAGAGTTATACCAGCATTACACAGCAGATGTCAAGGATTCCACATTGAACGTGTGGATCAAACAGAATTCACAGCCAGAGTGGCTGAAATATTAATGAAAGAAGGAGTAACTCCAGATTTAGAAACATTGGACACTTATGTTAAAGCCACATATCCAGATCTTAGAAAGTGTATCAATGTGGTACAAATGAACGCACAGAATGGCGTGTTATTAAAACCACAAAAAAGCGACACAGGAGAATCAGATTACAAACTGGGCATGGTAGAATTATTCAAAGCAGGTAAAATCACTGAAGCAAGGAAGTTGGTATGCAGTCAAGTGAGACCCGATGAAGTGGAAGACATTTACAAATGGATGTATGATAATATCACATTGTTTGGTAATGACACACGCCAAGAAAAAGCTATTATAATCATAAAACAAGGACTAGTGGATCATACACTGGTGGGAGATCCTGAAATAAATCTTGCTGCCACCATGATCAAACTTTCCCATATGGAATAACATGTACAGAGCCAGTCATATATTAATCGGTTATCAAGGTGCAATGAGATACACAGGTCCTAGAACACAGGAAGAAGCCATGTTTGAAACTGCAAGAATAAGAAATGAAATTGCTCAAGGTGTGATCACATTTGAAGATGCTGCTGTGAAATACAGTGATTGTCCCAGCAAACAGAATCAAGGAAATTTAGGCACATTCAAACCCAGCACAATGGATCAAGATTTTATTGCTTTTATTGACACATTACAAGTGTCTGAAGTCAGTGGAGTTTGTCCCACTGTGTACGGATATCATATTATCCGAAAAAATTAATCTCCGTAAATATCCAACACTTCTTTCACAGCAGGATGACGTTCAATGTCCCCTTTGTGAAAACTCACTATATCAATGCGTTGAGCTTTGTCTGTTTTATTTAATTTTTCTATAAAATCCAACAATCCATTATCGTGCTGTCTGTCTGCTTGATTTAAATCACCTGTCACAGCCATTTTAGATCCTTGACTCAAACGTGTGAGCAACATCTTCATTTGACTGTGTGTGGTATTTTGACACTCATCTGCCACTATGAATGCTCGTACAAAATTCCTGCCTCGCATGAATGCCAAAGGTGCTATTTCAATCACGCCTTCATACATCATACTTCTAAGATCTTCTGTGCGAAAGTATTCTTGAAACACATCAAATATAGGACGTGTCCATGGTGCCATTTTTTCTTCCAGTGTGCCAGGTAAAAAACCAATGTCTTCATCCACACTCACTGCTGGTCTGGTGATGATGATGCGATCCACCTGTCTTTGTTTGAACATTTTGATGGCCACCTGAACTGCCAGCAATGTTTTGCCTGTGCCAGCAGGTCCCACACCGAATACAATGTCTTTGCTGGGGTCTAACAGTTTGATTAGGTAGGATTCTTGATTCTTATTGCGGGGTATTATTTGGACATCTTTTTGTTTTTCTATTTGATATTGATTAATTTTGAGTACATTATTGTGCTTGGATTGCTTTTTGAAAGCATTTTTTGAACCCATCGACGCTCCTTGGTTAATGGTAATGTACAAGTATTTATGGAGATTAAGTGTCTATAAAACTACCATGTTATACCTATTGCTATGGCTAAATAATGTATATCAGGGATATAATATGCACGATACAGCAGATATTTTAAAAAATATAGAAAGCATCTACAGCAATGATAATGCTTTTGCTATTATTAAAGATTTTGAAAGAGTACTGGACGAATTGGATCTATATGTGTATGCCAATTGGCAGGATGGTGAATTGATTGAAGGACCAATCATGACCAAACATTATGTGTCCTGCAAATTTATGTGGCCTATGCTGCAAATGCCAGACCCCATGGGCGGCAAAAGATTATTGGATTATGACTGCCGAGTAACTTATAAAAAAGATCAATTGGTCACTGCTAGAAAAATTGTGGAACCTGATGATGTGAGACCAGGCACTAAAAAAGGCAAGTTGGACACTGTGCCTGTGTGGATTGTGGAAATCACCATGCCAATTAATCTTATGAAAAATATATTTGATGGCATGCAAAATCAAATGGACTTTAATCAAGAGCCAACCAAGAACAATACCATTACTGATATTCAAGATACTGCTGCAGTTCAACCCATAAATCCAGAAATATAATATGTCACTCAAAACAGGAGATCTTCAATACTGCGTGGATGATATTTTTGAAGTGGATTCATATCAATCCAAAATGGGCATGGATGACAAGATTGTGGTGTTGAGTTTCAGAGTCAAACCCACACAAGCAGCAGAAGATTTGGTAAACTTTATTGAAAAAGGTTACGACTTTGTGTTGGATGCAGACAAAACCAGTGGTGAACAATCTGATGGTTACTACAGAGTATTTGTGGAGATTGAAAGAAGCAAAAAGATTGGTGCGCAAATTATGGAAGTATTGGATGGTGTAAAAAAATTATCAGATTTGAAAGAATTTAAATTTAGATACTACAAAAATTTTAGAAGTCAACCAGCAGATCAGACCACACTGGAAAACATTGTGCCCAAGGATGGCAATGAGTACAGCATACGCAAAAATGAAACTGCAATGGAAAATTACAAAAACTTTTTTGCCAACAGCTATGTGGATGAAGTGATAATGGAAGGCGATCACATTGTGTTCAGTAAAAAATATGCTGAGCCATTAAGATTTAGATTTGTGGATTTTGGTATCACAGTGGACAAACTGCAAGAGCTCAAAGAAGGTTATAATTTGAACAAATTTCCTGAAATACTCTATCTCAGCAAGTACATGGGAAATTACAACATAAGTATCTATGGCAACAAATACATATTTGAAAATGATAACAAATGTGTGATACTGGAAAAATAACATGAATCTATCAGAAAATTTTACCGTGACAGAATTTACCAAAAGTCAAACAGCAGCTCGTCTGGGTATAGACAACATGCCCACACCTGAGCATTTGGAAAATGCCAAAAGATTATTTGAAAATGTGGTACAGAGAGTGCGAGATCACTTTGGTGCCACCACTATTAACTCTGGATACAGAGGCGCAGCACTGAACAAAGCAGTGGGCGGTGCATCCACCAGTCAACATTGCAACGGTGAAGCAGCTGATATAGAAGTGCCTGGAGTGGCCAACTATGATGTGGCACTATGGATTGAACAAAATTGTGAATATGATCAACTGATACTGGAAGCAGCCAAAAAAGATGATCCAGCAGCAGGTTGGGTGCATGTGAGCTACAAAGAAGGCAAGAATAGAAAACAAAGTCTCACAGCAGTGTTTGTGAATGGCAAACCCATCTACAGCAACGGATTAGGAGTGTACGAATAATGTTTGGATTGTTTGGATCAGCCAAATTAATCATGATAGGCATCATGGTGATAGGATTGTCTGGAGGAGTTAGTTATGTGTACAAACTCAAAGCGGACAATGCCACACTCAAAGGCAATCAGGTCAAGATGGAACAGGCCTTGGAAACACAGACCAAGTTCATCGAAGATCAAAAGAGAGACTTTGAGGCTATTATGAAAGCCAATCAAGAAGTGAACAAATTGGTGGGCACACTGAAAAAAGATATCGATGATTTGGACAAAAGATTCAACAAAGGCACCAGAGACTTGGGCAAGACAGCAATGGAAAGACCTGAAGCCATGGAAAGAATTGTTAACAAAGCATCAGACAAAGCACTGAGATGTGTGGAGATTGCAGGTGGTGCCAAACTTACTGAAGCAGAAAAAACAGCTACTAAAAAATCAGAGATCAATTCCGAGTGTCCATCAATAGCTAACCCAGCGTATAAACCTTACAACGAGTAATTAAAATGATTAAAATAATTTCCGTGATAGCTTTGAGTTTGTTGCTGACCAATTGCAGCATCCTTGGAGAAAAAGTGATCAAAGTGTTGACACAAGAACAGTCCCGAGAGAAATTAAATCTCAAGACTCCCACACTGGAAGAGATGGAGAAGCTGAGATGGATAGTGATCACCAGCAACAATGCCACAGAAGTATTTGCAAAAATGAAAGCAGAAGGATTGGATCCTGTGCTGTTTGGATTGAGTGATGAAGACTATGAGCTGTTGGCTAAAAATTTTGCACAGATTCGCAGCACTCTAAAACAGACACAAGACATACTGGAACGCTACAAAGAATACTATGAAGGACAAAATAAAACAAACAATTAGCACACTGTTGTCATTGTTGAAACATGTGTGGCCCGGCATCAGGAGTTTCTGTGGCCGATCCTACGGTGTGTGCAAGATAATGTGCAGGGCCATATCTGACGCATGTGTGTGGCTGTATGACCGCATAGCGGACCTTTTCCGCAAGGTGCCATCAGAACTGACCTACTGGCAGGACGGCATATTGACCACTGTGCATGTGGATGATTTTGTTGAGATAGCACCCAATCTAATACAGTACGAGGACAGCGTCACGGGCAAGCGTGTCAAGGTCAAAGCCGAATACCCCATCAAATATATCCTCAAAGAGAAATAAATACATATAATGGCAAACTACACAGATACATCGCAGAGCTCCAACAGCCAAACCCAATTTGAAATGGGTGCTATTCAAACCAATGGCAGTGCCAAAGAAGATTGGATGAGTAAAAAATGGCGTCCCATGATGGGCTGGGTCTACATGAGCACTTGCACATTTGATTTTGTGATTGCTCCCATTCTTTGGAGTCTATTGCAAGCAATGACCGGCGGTCAAGTGACCAGCCAATGGATGCCATTGACTCTGCAAGGTGCTGGACTTTATCACGTGGCCATGGGTGCTGTGCTAGGCTTGACTGCATTCGGTAGAACCCAAGAAAAGATTGCTGGTGCCACACAGATATCCACAAGCAATAGTGGCAGATCATTTAACACTAAACCAGCGCCAATTCCACCTGCAGACTCAGCGCTCTAATTACCAAAGTATTGACAGATACTAGATCTATAGTAAACTTGCATAAATGAAGAATTTTTACGACACTCTAGGTGTGGCCGAAACTGCTTCTGAGAAAGAGATAAAGAACGCATTTAAAGCACTGGCCAAAAAGCATCATCCTGACCAGGGTGGAGATGAGAATAA